AGGATTTCGTTGAGATGATTTATCTTCTTGTAGGCGTAGTTATTGCGCTCCTTTGGTGGATCACGAAACGACGGAAAATCAGACACAACGAGGGAGTACTCTTCGGAACCGCAACGTGGACAGACTAGAATACCTTCTGAACTTATTTCTTCACGTGCCACATTACATGTTTCACAGTGTTCTGTCAATAATTGAATGGTTTCTACACCATTTGATAATTTCATTCGTGCGATATACTCGTCAAACATTTGTTTACGGGTAGGTCCAGTGGATTCCGATGGAAGACTGGCTGCAAAATACCGCATAAATGTATTTGCGTCTCGTGGTGTTGTAGTTGTTGCAACGGAAGAATCTTGACGCCGATAATATTCATTGAAAATATCCATATTTTGCAAATAGTAATCTTCCACAGGATTAATCTTTGCAAGTTCTGTTTCAATTTCACGAATACGTTGTTGTTTGCGTGTTGCACTCGTAATACTCATAACATCATTTGCAGCATACAGCTCAGATAAATCGCTTTTCAAACTCTCTAGCTCCTGCCGCAAGTCCTCTTGCCGTTGGGTCGAATCCCTGAGGTTCTGAATGACGTCCTGGTGTACGGAGTCCAATGTCCCCGTTGTTACGTTCGTCGGAGCGTCCCGAATTTTGCGAATGCGAAAGATGTCCATGTGTACTTATGAATTCTTTCACTTGGTTCATGAAGATTGGATTTTGGAACATAATGGGACGTTGAAGCAACGTTGCCTTGATGGTGGCGTCTATATCAAGTCCAAAATTCTTACATACATAGGTGAGAGCTAAAAAGGCACTCCGATTCATTCCTGCTTGACAATGGACGTAGACAGTTCCATTTCCTTGTTGAAGGAACCGATGCATTGTTGCTTCAAACTTTGGATACCAATCCAAGATGTTATGAACTGGACTGTCGTACGCTTCCAGACATACATACCGACTTGGATACTTGGTACGAAACCAAAGAGGCGAATCTTGGTCGAACGCACAATTGATAACGTGTGTAATATTGTGTTTATAGGCAAACATGTCTGTCATTGCCAGTCCCGCTCCCACCAGAATACGAGGATAAAAATAAGCTGGTGGAATTCGTGTTGTGATTGGCGACGCTAACATAGACAACATTGTGTATATACAACAGTTTGATTGAAGATACTTAACCACACAAAGTTCGCATTTCGGCATAGGTGAGCTCACCCTTCTCAAACTTGCGAAGTGACTTGGCTTGTTCGGCAAACGTAGGATTTGCTTCCATTGCCGTCATGAATTCTTCCCAATTCATATTCACGCCACGGAGTTTTGCGAGACCTTCAAATCCTTCTTTCGCAACGACTTGAAGTTGACGAAAACACCATGCATAGGTTGCTCCACTATGACCTTGATATTGAATATGTTTGTCAATTTCTTTGAGTTCTGGGGGTTCGCTAAACATAAAGCCTCGTTTCTCTTCGGGGACATAGGTTCGCAACCACTCCCATTGGTTTGCTTCTGTAATGGCTTCAAACATGTCAAAGAGCATCATTGATTCTTCAGCGCTAAATCCAAGCTTGCGGAATTGGTCCATCTATACATTGGATTTCTATTCCTGCCTGAAGATTCGTTTTACAAGAAGTTATGCAAAAAGGTATTCAACAGATTCGTCAACACAACGGTTGCGCCACCCAAAATCGCAGCACCCGTCCAACTGACAGTTCCTCCAGACGTATAGGCGCTGGGAACATACTGGAGCAAGAGGTTGCGCGAGAACGATAAGGAAACGATTGCACCTGCCAAGAAAATAGCAATATACATCGTTGTATTTCCCAACATGAAACGGACGGCTGGCAAACTAGGTTTGAATGTCGGTGCCATTGCAGAATGTCCTGGTGACGGAACACTTGGCATGGGAATAATCGGCGGACTGGATTGAGGTCCCTGCGGCATCAGCAACGAGTCGAGCGAAGTTGAATCTTCCATTGTTTTATGATACGGACGAGTTTTCACAATTGGAATCTTCCACGCGGTAGCGATAGCACTTTCCATCCACGCGAACAACCTTGTCTACAATCTCTTTCAAGGGCAACGCAGGTTCACGTTTCACAAAGAAGTTCCGATGAAACAAAAGGACCGAAATCCCCAATCCAATAATGAAAGAGAAGAAAGCAGAACCTCGGCTCAAAGCAGCCGAGATGCGGTCCGAGTTCATGACTTTATCCATTATTTACTTGCGAGGTAATTCAGTGAATCTGGTTCACTCGTGCATGGAACTTCTTCGGAGATAAACCGAACACACCCAGTATCGGTATGGTACGCGTTCGGATCATGTGGCGATGGTAAAACCTTTACCTTTCGCGTGGGCGGAATGATGACTGTGGAAATTAAAAGTCCTAGTATCACTCCAGCAATCACCCATGTGAGTTCAATCATTATTCCATAGTCATAACTTTTTCAGCTTTGTATCCATGAAGCATCCACATTCCAAGGACGATGAAATATCCAGAATATGGCAAAAAGACGGAGACTGCAACCAAGATGTATTTGATATAGGTCAAATAGGCATATTTATCACTTGTGTTCCAAACCAAAAAGATACTCAATGCAAACGTTGCAACTCCAATGAGTGTTCCAAACGTTGCAATGAACCAAGTCAATAGTGTTCCAAGAGACGATAGAATAGAAGGTCCAGACTCAATGGATGGAACATCTTCGGTTTGGATTTTCCCATTGCGAATATTGAGCGTTCCTTTTTCGGGAATGTAGGTGATGTTTGGAATACCTCTGCTGGAAGGACTTTGGACGATTTTGAGGTAATTGCCTTCGGGTAATTTTGCTTCTCGCATTTTTTCTTCCAACTTTGTATCCGTCAATCGTTTGACAGCCGCATCACGGCAGGACGTATCATTTGCCCCTTTACACTGTTCTTCTGCTTGGTTTTTGATTTCTTCCTTTTCTTGATCCGTTAGAGTCGCAACTTTAGACGAACTCAAAATAGAGGACAAGTTTCCTTCATTCACGGCCATCGTGAGATTCCCACTTTTTGCTTTTCCTTGTAGAATACCAGTTACGTCTCTGGACTTGTCGCCTAGGACATATTCTGCCGACACTATACTCATTATTATGAAGCAAATACGAGATTTCCAGTTCCACTCACGATACGCAAAAAGTTAATGGATTCAACATAGGCTCCCAAATTAAAGGTAAAGGTAAAGATCACATTGTCATTTGTCTGTACGACTGTTACTAACTCGCTCGGATCGTAGAGTGAAATCTGGGCGGCAGGAACGACCACTGGATTTTGACTAAACACGGTGGATTTGACAACGCAAACAATGTTTGAAGTTGGAGCACCTGATGGTGTCACGGATTCAGGAAGAGGTTGTTGCAATGTCACGCGCAGAGTCACTTTATTAAACATACTTCCATTGAGAGCACCTGAAGGTTGATATTGGTCGTTGTCAAGAGCAAAGGAATACTGGTAGACTCCAGGAAGAACAGGAGCAAGACCAGTTGTGTGTTTATACATTTGAAGCAACGAGAAGAAGGGCAGAGGTTTTGTTTGAAATCGTTCCTTTCCATCCAGAAGCAACAAACCATCTGAAATGGGATCGCGTGGAAAGATGGATGTAAGTTGCTGTTGACCTGACGAAAGCATTCCAGTTGGAATATCCGATGTAATCGGAGACCAAGGAGCACGATTCACAGAATCCCAATTTGTGTAATTATCCCAATCATTTGCGAGGATCCTATCTGACCGTTGACTGAAAAAGACATACCGAGACACCAAGTTAAACATTGGTAATTCCAATTCAGAATTGGACCCAAACTGGCCTTCCTTGTTGACAAACCGCACGATTTTGACAAGGAACGTCTGGTCGGCACGTGCATATTGATTCATCTCCATTTCCGTGAGGTAGATGAAATTGCCTTCAATATACGGATCTGGAAAGAAGGTTGTGAGCCCAGGATTGCTTGGAAGACCTGTTGGTAGAGGAGGTGACAAAAACAAACTCAGTGGATTTTGTGTAGGTTTAATGCGTTGTCCGTAGGTTGAAGATGTGGGATTGGTGTCAATCACGGTATACAAGTCATTCAGGTTCCGCAATGTGACATTGATATAAACCTCCGAGTTTTGAAGTGAAACTAATGGCAGGACTAATCCAGGGTTTTCGCAAAACCAAAAGTGAAGAGGAATGAGAAGTTGGCGTGACCGAATGGACGGTTCTGGAACCGTTGTCATTGGCATTGCAGTCGGAATGGTTGTCGGTGCAATCGCATGCGGATATTGATTGACACGGTCGTATGCATTTCCAGGGTCATAGAGTTCTGGAACATTTCCAACCATTTGATCAACAATACGTCGTTTGTTGGCATCATGTGTCAAATAAGAATAGAACTTCATCCATTCTCCTGTCAACCGTTGGATTTCTTGACCGTTCATTGTGAGCGAAACATGGTCTATGAGATTGTATCCAAGATTCTTAATCCATTGGAATTCATACCCAATTGAATTGGTGCGTATATCATACCCTGTTGGAGGAGTAGATCCATTCAAGTATTTCAAAGGAGACCAGATGTCTGGGAGTGTAATGGATAAATAGCAATCGTAGAGAAGTTGTGCGTATCGGTCAATACGACAACTGATAGTTCGTGTCCCCGTTGTGGAAAACTCAAGATTGGATGCCGTAAAGGACATCCGAATATGTTCCATCGCAAAGTTTGTATGACGGCGGTAGAGACACCGAAAATGAGTCATGGAAGGATTTCCATTGACTAACTCATTTTGGGCGCCCACACCCACTAATTGAAGTAAGCCACCAGGCATTTGTATTATGTTCTATCTAATCTTTAACTTAGTTCCTCAAGGACGAACCAGAGGCGTAACAATAAGTAAATACCAACGAATTCGCACGACCAGAACAGCAGATCCTCCTTCATGGTATTACTCACTGAAGAGGAGTTAATTTTCCAATCGGTTTCAATGCCTGCCGAGACAAGACGTCACGTGTATTCACACTTGTAAAGACACCAGGGACAGAAGATCCACCCATAGCACAGCCCGTACAGAAATTCGTATAGGTTGCTGTTCCAGGCACACCTCCCCACGCACTCACGGTAGGAAGAATGAACCGTTCTCGTGTTGTTGCATTGTTTCCCATGACACTCAGAAATGTGGATGGGAGTTTGTTCTCCTGGGCTGGAGACGATGTATAAAATGTCTTAGCAATCACTTGACGTTTTCGTCGTGTCAACCAATCTTGGGCCGAGTTCACTTGCATTTGATTTATAGGAGAGAGGATTCTATTTATCAATGCGATTCGTTCTGGTTTCCACTCATACCGACCAAACCACTGGCTACTCAAAAGTAGCATACAACTTGTTGAAACAGTTGTCAACA